AGTAAAAGTTCTTTATCCCAGTGAAGGAAATCACCATTTGGATGACCCATAGGGATAACATCAACACGGCCATTAGTAGCAAGAGAAATCCAGAGAACATCATTAACAACAGGCTGGACACGATTCTCCCCAACCGTTTCAACGTCAAACGCAAAAGCATTTTGTTTCTCATAGTATTTAACTAATTCTTCTAATTGTTTTTTGGTTGTAATAATATTCATAAATCCCTCTCTAAGTTAAAGATAAGGGAGCCCGACAAACGGAAAGGAAAAACGGGCTCCCCTATCGTGGAAGTGTCTTACGCTAAAGAACGAGCAATTTCTAATAGTTCAGAGCGAGGGGTCTCTCTTACAACTTCAGATGCTGTGAATGGTTCAGCATTTGCTACAAGTTCAGTAACAGTTTCTTGACTTAACTTCCACTCCTCGGCTAGGTCACGACCACGTACGTAGTTGAGGGTGTACTGCGTTTGTGGTCCAGTTCCAAGACGAGAAATCTCCCAGAACTCTTTATCAATTGGGCCCTTGCGCTCATCGTCATGAGCCTTTTTGATTTGACGAGCAAGTGATGGTGGCGCAGTTAGAACCTGCACCTTTGTTTCTTCTCCACTAAGGACAAGAACATTGAATGCGAACTTACCACGAGGCTTATCGCCAAGGATTTCGCATAGTGGGCAACCTTCTCCCATGCAAACAAAAGATTTCTTACCCTTTGGGCGTTCAATCCAGTGCTGTTCGTAAGTTGCAAATGGACGGTCTTGTAAAAACTTTACAAGTTGTGGTTCTTCTGAGAACTTGAAGTCCGTTGGGAATTCAGTTGTCTCTGTGGTTAGTAGCGCTTCTGCTGCTTCCCAACCTTCTTGAACAGTGGTACCTACTTTTGCTGGCATTTCAGGAGTATCTTCATCAAGATAATCTTCTGCACCAACTTGAGGTTTTGTAATTGGCATTTATCTTCTTTCGGTAATGAGGCCTATTGGCTCTCGGTTTCAGTGATTTCTTTCCAGCGCTTTACTAAAGCATCTGTTAAGTCATCGTGTTGGTTCCACTCTACACGAGCAGTTCCAAGTAATCCACGTTTGGCAAACTCGTCAATCGTGGCTTCAATCAGTGCACGAGTGTACACACGATTGCCTCCAGTCTTTTGACCCTTAAGAGTCTTAGACCGAAGTCTGTATGGTGCTCTAGGGATGTATCCCTTTCGCTCCCATAGGCGAACAGAAACAATAGATTTTTCTAACGCATGCGCTAACGCACCGATAGTAAAGACTTCTGTTTCTTTTCCTCCTAATGTTTTAATGATTGGAGTTTCATCCCAACCATTACTCTCACCGACTTTACGGCGAGAAACTTTTTGGTCTGGTTCACGACGTTTGCGCTTGGAGCCAGGTATGTACTCCAAGTCAGCAAATGCTTTTTCAATTTCGTCGTTACTACGTAGACCAGCCATTTTACTTCTTTAACTTTAAAGCCCAAATAACTGATTGTGGATACATTTCTTCAATCTCTTCTTCAGTAAGTTCATCACTATAAAGAGCAGCCATCAATGCATCTTCATCAATAACACGGATTGTTTTAAAAAATTTATCTTCTAAACCTTTGGCTTCAATAATTTCTTCAGCCTTGGCTTCATTAATTTTACGACTTGTTCGGCGTTCTTTTATTACTGCTACAATACCGTCAATTTCTTCAGGCAATTCAATAACAATGTTTCCTTTGCTATCTTCTTCGCCTTCAGCATCAAGCGTTTCAAATAACTTTGCACGCTCTTCTTTTTGTTCTTTTTCTAAATAATCTAATTGAGATTTTAGAAATGAATATTTTTTAACACGTGCAAGAAAATCATTCTCGTCAACATTACGTGTCTCTTCTTTTTTAACTCTTGCCATTGTTGTTCCCTCCTTGCAAGAAACTTAACAGACTACCTACGGTTAAATCAACTCCACCTTTGGTGTTGATTCCCTGTCCATCAATAACTGCATCGGCAACGGCATTCTTCTGTTGAAGCATCTGGTGCTGTCGTTCCTCAATAGAGTTGGAAGCCAAGAAGTCTTGAATGATGACGGACTTCCATGTACTGGATGCTCGTCTAATTCGAGAGTTTCTTTGTACGGCGGTTCCTGCTGACCAGGGTAAGTCATAGTTTACCAGAAGATTGGCTTGGGGTAGGTCTACGCCATAGCCGCCTGCGTCTGTGGATATCAACACCCTAATTTCTTTAGAGGTTTGGAATAAGGTCTTAGATGCTTCTTTTTCTTTAGCATTCATAAGCCCTGAATAAAGCGAACTTTTAATTTTCTTTTTGGCTAAGGCTTCTTCCAGTATTGGGAGCATTCCCAGGTAGGTTGTAAATATAACTACCTTATGGTCTTCGTCAATCTCTAGGTGTTCTTCTACATATTGGACTACTGCCTCAAGTTTGTTTGACTTAAAGTTTTCTAAATGACCTTGCTCTTTCAAAGAAAAAGCGTACTCACTTCCTTCGCCAGTTTGTTCGGCAAATTTTTCTGCACTGTCTACCAGCAACTGTGGATGGTCACACAACATACGCATTGCAGTGATGCGAGACATTATCTGTCCACGCATTTGGTCTGCAGGTGAACCTACTTGGTATCCCTGACCATAGTGCGCTTCAATAGAAAATGAAGTTCCAAATAGTTCTTGTGCTTCTGTTAGTAACTGTTTTAAATCAGTAGCAATATGTGTGTATAAACTTTTTGCTTTACCTAATGGAATCCACATAGGTTCTAGATGCATAGTATCTGGCAAGTATGGAGATACATCTGGGTCGTTTTGAGTTTTGCGTACTGATGCCTGCTTTATCTTCTCGTGAAAAATAGGCAAGTTTCTATACCGTTGCACTCCGCCAAAATGATTGCGTACGATAAAAGTTTGGTCAAACAAATCAAAGCGTCCTAATACATTTGGGTCAACAAACTGCATAATGCTGTACAGTTCTTCTGGGCGACCGTTCTCAATTGGAGTACCCGTAAGGGCAAAGCGGATAGGGACTTGACGTGCAAGGTCCTTAACTTTCTTTGACCGTTTAGAACGGAAGCCTTTTATAGCAGTGGCTTCATCACAAACTACTGCGCCCCACTCAATGTCTTTAACAATATCCCAGTCATTAACAATTGATTCGTAGTTAGTAATTACATAGTCAGCAACACTAGAACCTAGTAGGTAATCGCCTTCACGCTTTGACTTATTACCGTCAATAACCACGTAACTAGAATCAGAAAACTTATCAATTTCTTTACCCCACTGATACTTCAAACTTGATAGGGCGATAATTAATACTGGCTTATCAATGTTTAACTCTTCAATTGCTGCAATAGTCATACAGGTTTTACCTAAACCCATTTCGTATGCAACTAACATCTTTTTCCTTGAAACCATACGCTCTACAGCCTCTGGTTGATATGGCTTTAGCGTGCCTTTAAATGCCATTGAACTCTGGCCCATCTGCTGGAGTTGGTGCAGTTAGTAAAGTTCCACAGTCATCGCACTCAGCATCGGTAAACCATAAAGCAATATTGTTATCTTCAAAGATTGCTCTGATTACAAATATTAAATGTCCACAGTTAGGGCAAGCATGAGTAGGAACGCCACGAGCATTAAGCATAGGCAGACTTACCCCACACTCTATCTTTGGCCATTTCAATTCCACGAGTAACATCGGTAGCAATCATGTCTCCGACATCTTTTTCAGCAATGCCTTTGTAGTTAAAGAACTGCAATTCAATACCGTAGCGTTTTGCAAAGCCAAGCATTTGTTCACAGGCTTTCTTACCAGCCTCATCGTTATCAAAGGCAGCAATAATTAAACTGGCTCGTCTCATAATCTTTGCTTGGTCTTCACTAAGTATGGCGCCAAAAGTAGCCACAGCGTTATAACCAAGTGAGTACAACCTAACTGCATCAAGCGGTGACTCAACAACAATCCACTGTGTGTTTTCTGATACCACGTTGATACCAAATAAAGTTTTTGATTTCTTAACACCTACAGGTTGATTGCGAAAGAAACGACCACGAGCACCCTTCTCTTGCCAACCCATCAGAGCAAATGACTCTGACTCACGAATAGGAAGTATCCATGCCTCGTTTTCAACATCCCACAAAACTCCGTACTTATCTACAGAGTTTCTTGTTAAAAATCTTTTCTTTAACTCTATGTCTGGCGCATCTGTATACACAGCAAGACGTGCCTCACTCATCCCAATCTCATCAGGTGGAGTGGGAATGTACTGTGGCAATTCACGGATACGCTTTAACAGTACATCAACCGCAACTTCGCTGTCTTGTTCGACATAGTCTTTAGCATCAAAGTAATCCATGCCTTTTACGTCAGCGACTAATGTGTAAATGTTTCCCTTGTAACCGCAAGAGAAGCAGAAGTGAACTCCAGTTACTGTGTTTATCCACCACGACGGATTGTGGTCTTCAGTTCCCGTACGTTCTTTGTGCATAGGGCATAAGCCCTGCACTTCATCTCCTCGTTGCGCCGTTAGAGAAACATCTAACGACATTAAAACTTTCTCTACATCAACCATCAAAGCCCCAATTAGAACAGAACTCACACTGCATCATGGCTGACTCATCGTGGAAGCAACCAGTTGACCAACGCCATGTAAGTGAAGTTTCTTTAGGTGGGCAGTTACGGCTTGCTACAACCTTTAACAATCGAATTGAGTCATCTTCCTCAACTGGCTCAAGACCAAGAATTACATCTGAGTCTTGGAAGAATGATGATGAGTAACCAATAGAGTCTGCAGTTACTTTTCCAGCACGCATCTTCCAAAGAAGTGTCTGAGTAGTAATAACAATTGGCTTATCAATCTTCTGGGCTAATCGTTTTAGAGCACGAGTGATGTTTGTGATTGCTTGTGGCGTATTCATCTCGCCAGTTAACTCATCCATCATCAAGTACACACCGTCTACAAATACAACATCAGGCTTTAATTGCTCAATTTTTGCTGATAGCGCAGC